TTTCGTTTTTCCTGCCATAACCATACTCCTTTCAGTTTACTGTGATATTATCCATAGCCTCTTCAGTTTTGCCGGTCCGCAGCCCGAACCGGTCGTAATTTACAAAGAAGGACAGTACTCCATCTCTTGATACTCCGCTTCGTCTTGTTCCCCGCATCAGAGAGCCATCAGCCAGAGAAAGATATTCCATGGATTCCATTAATATTTCAAGGACTCGGTTCAACTCCCTGGTAGGCTGCTCCATCTCTTCCGGCATATATTGGACATACATTCCTGTACTACGGAAATACCGTTGGCCAAGAAGAGCTTTTTCTGATGGTTCCAAAAATCCCACAAAAAAACAGGGTTCTATTAGTCCCTGGTCTACTTTACTGGTATAGACGGTGGTTTCCGGAAAGAGAGTGTCAAGCTTTCTGGTTACAGCGTCCATGATGTCGTTATACATGAAATGCCCCCTTTAAATAATCGGATATTTTTTTCTCGATCATCTTGGGAGCTTGTTCTTCCAGCTCCCGTTCTGATATAGTCAACATGAACTGGCCAGGCACCCAGCCTTTATGATTAGCAGTTCTATGTCCATATTCCACGTAGGAGGCATATTCCGTGGGGTTGACAATTTCAGTGGAATAGCCCTCATCGGTTTTCACCACCTCACCAGCTGTCCATCCGGCACGAAGTACACCACCTTGCTTACCAGTTTTCGGCGTGAATGTAATGGTTTTAGGGTTTTTAGTAACAAAATCAACCTCTTTACCACTTTTCGTTGTGAAATGAACCTTTTTCCCTGCAGGTGTAGTAAATGTAACAGGCTTATCATATTGGCCCACAGGAGTTCTCTTCTTAACCTTCGCCAGTAAGCGTGCCGCCAGATACTTAGCGCAGTCCTCGCATAATTTATCCCTGTCTTTATCAAGTTGCTCAATCTGATTTTGAAACTGTCTGATCTCTTTAAAATCAAACTTTCCTCCAGACATTATGCTTTCTCCTTCCACAGTTCCAGGACAATTTCCTGATGGCTGCCATATACTGCCGGCTGGCCGCTTCTGGAATAGAACTCGGTACGGCCAGCCTGATTGACCTCTATTTTGCTACCAGGCAACACCACGATTTCCGGAGCTAGAAATAGCTTGGTCACTTGTCGGAGCTTGGAAACTGTGCCTACATCATCAGTAGATGAGATACTTGAAAAAGAAAGATGGCAGGACCGATCTTCCACCACCTTCTTCATCTTCTGGCTGGTCACTTTTGTATCCGGATCCTTATACGGCTGCTTTTCATAGATATTACAGGTCCCGTCATAAGTAGATTCAATAACCTTCCGGTGTATCTTTCTAGCCTGTTTCATTGCATCAGAAATCATTTTTATCACCCGGTCTTTCGATATCGATTCAGCTGCACCTTGTAGTTTTTTAAGATACTTCCCTGTAAGGCACTGGCCGCACTGGTAAAGCTGGTTTTGGTATCCCCTTCCGATATAGAAGTGACTGTAACCGGAACTTCTCCTTCTCCCAGCCCTTCATGCCTGTATAAATCTATCGCCATGCGGTAGCAGGTATTTACAAGCCCTTCTGGTACGTTTTTGATATGGCAGTAGTTCCTTACCGTTTCTTCCACGTCCTCCATGATAAATGTAAGCTGGGGATCCTGGGAGACATCTTCCTCGGATATCCCCAGTAATTCTTTTAATCTTCCCAGTTCCATAGAATCCTCCTTATGAAATGGTAGCAACAAACACCTGATCGGCATAAGGGAAGGAAGGCAGCGCCGTAGCCACGGCCTTTATCCACTTGGCCACCGGATCAATGGTATTGTACTGGCAGACAATAATCTTCCCAACCTCGGAAATTTCAACATCAGAATTCCTTCTAAGTTCTAACTCCTCTGCAGTCACTCCGTAGAAGGTATCTCCCATTTTACCCTCGGGCATCATGACAAAAGCATTTTCAGGAAGGAAACGTTTTGCACTGTATTTTCCTTTTGAATCCTGAATACGGTACTTTTTATCGTAAATAGCAATCTGAGGAAGCTTCTGCTGGGCAAGGAATGCGTTAAGCTCTGCCACGGTCAAAAGCTTTGAACTGTTTACACCAAACACTGCCGCCCGGATCCTTTCATCACGCAAGATGGCGCTTAAGTTCTTCTTGGAAGTCAATGCTCTAACGGGAGTAAATCCGGTATCATCCACAATGGTTTCCACCATCTCTTCCATGTCTTCCAGGATTGTAGGACTTCCGGAAAGCCAGGTTTTGCTTGTTTTATGTTCTGCCGGCATTCCGTAATCAATGGAGGCTTTGACCCCATTTTCATTAATCACAATCTTACCAGTGGAAAGGGCCTCCATTCTCATGCACTCTACACGAGTACGGACAGAAGCAACCAGATTATCTACATCACGGAAAATATTCTTAATCATATCCTCCTCTTCCCTGTCATTTCTAGGACTTTCCAGGGCGATGATTGTTTTCTCCGGAATCTTGATTTTCTTCTTAATCAGAGCCAGATCCTGAGTGAATACTTCAGCACCTTCTCTGGACCCGATCTCGGCCTCAGTATCAAAGGCATGGACCTTTGCGGATACAGGTAAGTTGCTGGCACCCTTTACCATGTCAATTTCCAGCGCTTCCTTTTTGTCTTCCGGGAATAAATATTCCCCCATATAGGGTTCCTGAGCGCGCTCCTTTGTATAATCAATTAAATCTCTTGGTGTTAATAATTCTTCTACTCTGGCCATATTAGTCCTCCTTAATCTGTAACTGTCCATCAATAAAAAATTTGATAAACGGCATTTTTACAATGAGCTGCTGTACGGCTTCCTCGATATAATCCCCCTGAAGGCGTTCGGCATTAACGGATCCATCAATCATCAATGCCCCCGGCTGCTGACCATGTGTTACCTCCACGGTGTCAAAAAGGATCCCGGCAGGTGCTGCTGACAAAGCATAAGTATAGGAACCGGAAGAGCCGCTCCTTGTCACCTTCACCGCTTTTCCGTCTTTGTCCAGAAGTGTACCAGCTGATACAAACTTCTTTCCATACTCATCAGCTGTTACGCCGGTATCGTTTACCGTGCAGCTGATGTTTTGGTACTTTTCACTTTTTAAAAATTCTGGGGTGTTCCCAAAGGTCTTCTTTGATAAAAACATTTTATTACCTCACTTTCATTTTTTATTAGCCCCATGCCTTGGCATAAGGATTTTCTGCTGCTTCAGCAGTCTTATTTAAGGTCTCTGCAATTCCCTTCCCGAAACCATTTTCGTTGGTACTACCAGCTCTGGGTTTGTAGCCTCCTGTACCTGATTCTTTTCCAGTACCTCCTTTGCCTGGATCGGATTCTTTAAACAGAAATGCTTTGGATTCCTTTATGGTCTTGATCTGCTCCTCCAGGCCAGATATCTTGCCATCATCGGCCAGTATCAGCTTTGTTTTATCCACAAGTCCGGTTACAATATCAACATCATGGGCAGAACCGGCGAGAGCTACCTTAATAGCTGTGGAAAGCTTCAGTTCTTTCATGTCTGCCTCATTTTTCTCCTTAGCGGCTTTATTTTCCGCCTGCAGGGTTTCAATCGTCTTTTGCAGTTCTGCATTGTTTCCACTGTTCTTTTTCAAGGTTTCCAGCTGTTTATCGCGATCCTTGATATCATTTTCCAGTTGTCCTTTCTGCTGATTAGCGGCATCATAATCTGCCTTCGGAACATAGGACTCCAGTTCCTTTTTAGAAGCTTCTGCCGCCTTTACGGCCTGCTCCTCACTGATTCCAAGTGCAATGAATTCTTCTTTTTTCATGATCTCATCCTTTCCATGCAATAAAATAACGCCCAGGAAGTCCTGCGCGCTTGATAGCTGTATTATTCAGTAGGCAGCTTCACCCCGCCACCCGGAGGGAGATAATTGGATCACCTCCTATTATTCTGCTGGTTCATAAGTAGCTTCGAAGATATCAGGCTTGCAAGGATAAAGTTCTCCTTTTACGCCCTTGATGATGTAGTCACCAACAGAAGCAGCCATTGTCCCCTCCAATGTTTTAATGCAACACTGAACATCAGGACACCCGATATTCTCAAACAATACCTCTCCTTTTTTAATGGCTTCCACAATCCATACCGGATCTTGATCGGGTCCTCCTGTCCACTTGAAAGCCTCGATTACCGCAGGTTTCTTTCGATATTTCATTCCGTTCTCCTTCCTGTTGTGATGTCACAACTTTTGAACATAAAAATACCACCAGCCATTATTGACTGATGGTACCTACTGATTTTTTATGAGATTCTCCGCCTCTTCTTTACTTATCTCTTCCACAAGATCCATAACGCTTGTGTTCCCGATCTTGTATGGCGAATCTGCCGGCCCTAAATCATCATACCCCATAAACCGATCCATCAAGACATTATCATTATCCACAGTCCAGCCTTCGCCCGGCTTATATAAATAAGGAACGTAATCTTCTTCTTTTCCTAAAAGATTTAAATCCTTGATGCGATAATATGTCACGCTCATTTGTTTTTCACCTTCTCGGTATTTCCTGGTAACTCAAAATAATGAATCAATTTTTGCATAACTTCTGGGCTTTCCACATAAATACTTGGTCCATAATCTATATCAAAAAATAGTGTGAAAGGCGATCCTGAAAAGGTGCATGCATAGAAGTCCTCAGAAGGTCCGGTCTGCTTTTCGCCTAAGCTAATATCCGAATTCTCCTTCAACCTTTCGTATACGTTAGAAAAGAGCTTTTCTTCATCCATTCTCTCATAGTTTGTAAATTCCAAAATTTCCGGTTTTCCATTCATCTGGTAAGTTCTCATCTCTTTTCCTCCTTTCCTTCTACTCCTGCAATACGGTCATACTTCTTATTTGTAGTAGCGCTACTTCGAATGATATCCTTGTAGGCTTCTTCATCTGTTAGGCCGTACTTTTTCTTTTTATGCTCCATTACCTGTTCAAACGAGGGATTCTTATGGGTTTTATCCAACTCCTCACGAGCTTTCTTATCTTTCATGAGTTCCCTGGCCTGAGTCCGATGTTCGTTTCTAAGATTAAATGCTTGTGTTGCTTGTTCTTTTAAGGGTATCGCTTTATCAACCATATCCGGTATTCTCTCATCTTGTGACTTATACCACAGGCGAACCTCTTTATTTCCAAGCTTTGCTTTTAATCCGCCCATCTGGGAGAAGTCCATCTGATTGATGCGGCTTTGCTTCTCTGCTTTTACCCCTTCCCATTCCTCAATTTTAGTATACTTCATTTTCTGAAATTCTGCAAATGATTGGGAGATATCTTTTCCGAAAATCGCTTTGTAATCCTTAAACTGATTTCTGTCTGCCACCTCATTCTTCTGCATCTTCTCCAGTAAAACCGCCGCCTGAGGGTCATTCTCCACAAACTCCTCATGCCATTGCTTATAAGTCATGCTGGCCGGTACTTCCATAGACTTACCTGTAACTGGATCTCTGGCAGCTCTCATCTCAACGGCTGAAAACTCATCGTCGAAATGGGGAGCTGTTGTTGTCCTGCAATGCGGGTGAAAAGGAGGCGCTGTGACTCCTACTTCATAATCCTTCATATCAAAGACTTTTTCATCCATATCCCGGCATATATCTGAGGTACGGGTGTCCAGCGTGGCCAAGATTTCATACTGCTCTACTCCTAGCTCTTTAAAGCAATCCTTCTGGGCCGCGGAAGCTATGGCAGCGGATTCCGTCATGATTAAGCGTCCCACCTGACTTCGACTTACATCCATCACCCGCGCAAGGTTACGAATTGCCTTCTTCGGATCGGATCCCCGGATTATGCTCTGAGAAAGCTCTGTATGCAACTTATTAACCAGCTTCTCTTTGTTAGTCCATATACGGTCTGAGAAGCTGGATCCGTCCTGTGCCCAGGGCTTACGAATGACCGTGTCTATTATCTTAGGGTCCAAGCGTGTCAGATTACTCCCCACTCCTGTCCCCCTGGCTATTTCAAAGGCGGTATGGTAATAATTTTCTGTATATGCATTATGGAGAAACCCAATCGTGCCACCCTCATAAGTTGAATATAGAAGTTCAGCGTGCTGCCTGATCTGCAGCTTCATAGCCTCAAGCCTGGAAATATGGTATTTAGCAGAAGCATTTTCTAATTCTTTTAACCAACGCTGATCAACAGCATTCTCTTTCCCGGCTTTTATGTACTGCTGAACGGTCCATTTAAATTCATCCAGTTCACTGGCCTTAAGCATTTTCTTGGCCTTGGCATAGCTTACTGCGTTATTATCCGCCAGCCGATTATACCAGCGCTCAATATCCATCTGTAATAGCTTAGAGGCTTCATCGAACTGCTTTTTAAGATCCCGGTAGTATGCAGTGCTTCGGCTGTACTGGTCATCTTCCAGTGCTACCATTCGTTTCTTCCAGTATTCTTTATTTTTTATATTACTCCCCTCCTCCCATTGAATTTGCAATCTCACTCTTCTATAATGAAAGTACAGGTTTTTACATAACCAAGTACAAAAGAAAGGAGCGACAAACATGTCTTCAATGAAAATAACTGGCTTAGATCAACTGCAAAAGAAGTTAAAACAAATGGAAAAAGGCGCGAAAGAATTAGAACACACGAAGCAAGTTCCTTTTAATCAGCTTTTTACACCCGCTTTTATGAGAAAATACACTTCATTTTCATCAATGGATGAATTATTGGCCGCAGGAGAATTTAACGCAGACTCCCAAGAAGCCTTTGAAGCAATCCCCGATGAAGCACTTGATAAGCACGTAAAAGCAACCACAAAATTTAAAGATTGGGAAGAAATGCTAGGGGAAGCCACTTCCCAATATGCCTTGAAAAAATTAGGGCTTTAACCGATCGTAGTTTGGAGACAGCGAACTAAGAATCTGTTCAACTTCTCTCAAAAGTTGAATCAACCTGTTCGCTTTCTCCAAAACTTCATGTAGTGATTTTGTACTTAATGTTACCTTTGTTTGAGTATTCATTTGTCAACGCCTCCTTGCTCAGGATCTTCCTCTGTCTGCTTTTGAAATGCCCTTCGGTATTCGTCAGCTTCCTCTGCGGCCTTCATTTTCTCTTTCTCCAGCTGTTTTTCTTCTTCATCAGCATTTTCTACAAACGGATGGTTTTTAAGAATCGTCTTATCGGAAACGAGACCTACGCTCTTCTCACATATATCAGCAAGTTCAGAATCACTCCTTATTGCGGACCGGGTCCAGGTCTGTATAATCTGGCCACATTGAGCACCAATGTACTTACAGATAGCCCGAACCAGCCGTCCAAATCCCAATTTGAACTCTGTTTCCATAAGACCGGCTTTCAGCTCCAAGAGAGAGTATAAGTACTTCAACGCTTCCCCCGATGCATTACCGAACTTCTGCGGGTCCGGATCCACGCCCTGTCCCTGCTCAAAGATCGCCTTTCTGGTCATCTCCAAAAACTTCTCCCTAGCTTCAATCGGGATACTTATTGTCAGAGTCTCCACGCCTGTTTTACTGCTATCGTCTCCATCATCATCAAGCTTGATCATCTTATACTTTTTAAGATCGTCAATGAATTCCTTTTTATCCTCGCCGCCATAATTGGTAAGTATAAAAATCACTTCCTGGATATCCTCCAGATCATTTAAAAAGCCGGTGAATACCTTGTCATAGGCATCTACCAGCGGTTTAATGTTCACCAGGTCATTGGTGGATATGTTGTTGTTGTTAAAAGAGATAAAGGGAACCTCACCCCAGCCATGATTAAAGATATTTCCTTTTTCAGCAGCTCCATCTTCCGGAAGCCCCGGAAAAACATTGTATTCAGAAAGACCAGCAGTGGAAATGGCGCTGCTGGTACGGTAATAACTGTAGCATCTTTCATTATCCCAGTATTCCCAGATGGTGATTTCCTTACCTGATGCAAAGTCAATATCCTTGTAAGTCCTTAACACAGCTATCAACGCTCGATCCAAATCACTACAGTAAATGGGAATGATCTGTTCCGAGTCTACAACACCATAACAGAAGTTTCCACCTTCATCTTTCCAATAGTGGATCCAGGCACATTCGTGATTGGAGGCGTTAACACAAAGATCCTTACATATCTTTGGATAAGAATCTCCCAATACGTCTGCAATCCGCTTGTTCACTTCCTCTTTACCAATATCAAACAGCGGAGGCGCTGCAAACATATAGGCCGCCTTTTGATTCACCAGAAGGCCGTGAAAGTTACGAGGGATTCGATTATCAGCACTTCGGAGTGGCCCGGAATCCTGTCCCCTTACTCCACGCTTCAATATATCGTTTTCGTTCCTATAATACCGATCGGCCTCCTGGCAGCGCTTCACATGCTGCCTGTGCCAGCTGGCCCGGTTCTTAATTAGTTCTTTTACCACTTCAATGTTGGGCTTTTCGTCATTCACTCTTCTCACCTGCCTTATTTAAAGATTGATATTCCTGATTTCTTACCACAGTTTTCTGCAATTCCCGTTGTGGCATCTGGGGCGTCATCATGCTTATTCTGGCCTTCTCTCTGGTACCGGTTCATGGCATTATAATATTCCGGCCAGCGGTTTTTCCAATCCTTTGGGTAATAAATGTGCTGCATAACCCATGAGGAGTTGGAGTAGATCCTTGCCTGCTTATTCTTACTTTGATGGAACCATTTGATCGTAGTATGGTTGCTGTCAAATTCCTCCTGAAGGATCCGTTCCACATTACGGGCAAAACTACGACCGCCGTTATTTGACTCTATCTTGGAAACGTCCACGCCATCTTCATAAAGCATTTTTGCTGTTGCCGGCTCCGTTACCTCCATAGGCTCTTTGGTGTAAAGTACATCAAGGACGTAAGCCTCATTGGCAAAGGTAACTCCATAATCAATACTACAAAGATAATCTTCGCCGGTATCAGCCGTATCGGTGTAATTCCGGATCTCTTTAAACTCTGGTAACTCTCCACTATAGGTTTTAAAGCTGGTATACAGTTTTCCTTTCAGGTCTATTGGTTCCTGCTGATAGTTTGCGGAGGCAATATCCGCTCCCATTGCCTTTATTTTGCCTTGATAGGATTTATAAGATAATACCTCGGGGCAAAGCATCTCGTGTGTTTCAGGATTCAACAAGGCCTTCATGCAGATGTGCCGAACCTTAGCGCCGGCCTCTTTAAAATGTTCCAATGCTCGGCCTGCCAGGTCATCACTGGCCCATCGGGTCATGATGATAATTATTTTCCCGCCCTCTTCCAAACGTGATAGCATTGTGTCTGTAAACCAGGACCAGTGCTTTTCCTTTGTCAGTTCATTGTTGGCTTCCTCAGCATTCTTGATAAGATCATCAATAACAAGCAGGCTTGCACCGAATCCGGTAGCTGTACCGGTGGGAGAAGTAGCTAAATAGTTGTTGTATCCTCCCTCCAAGCTCCATAGGTTCATTGCGCCGTCACCCTGTTTTATGCGGACACTTGGGAATATATCAGAAAACACAACCTTGCTCTGGTCTGCTTTCACTTCCTGAATATCATTACGGACATTCTTTGAAAACATAGTGGAAAGTGTTTCATTGTATGATCCGGTCATGATCTTCTGTGTTTGGTCATTGCCAAGTACCCACTCTACAAGCAAGCCTGCCGTACGGCTCTTGCCGTGGCGTGGCGGCTCGTTTACCACCATCACTTCATCATCCGATTGTATAAAGTCCTGGAAATCATTACAGAGCTCCACAAGATATCTGCGGTCCTCTTTATAGAAATCTGGTGCTTTCAAATTGCAATAAAAAAAGAACTCACGTCTAGCAAGTTCTATCTTTGCACCTCTTATTATTGTCTCTCTATCCATCGCGTATCAACTTCTTTAATTCATCTGTGGTTAGACCCTTATAAGGATTATTCGTCTTGATTTCTCCAGACAATTCCACATTCTGTTTATCTCTCCATACTTCCGGCTTACGATTCTTTAACCAGAATATCTGCGCCGTTGTGTCTGGTACAACCTCTTTCACCGTAGTAGTGACTCTTTTACCCGGTCCGTCCTCAGTCTCATATTCTTCTGTCTTAACTTCTTTGTATTGATATCCAAGTGCACGTTTTAATAATGCATTTTCTACTTGTATATCAACTATTTCTTTGCCCCTTTTTAGGGCCGCCGAAAGTGCCGAATATTTATCACGCCATACACGCAACGTAGAGTAAGCTACTCCCATATTATGAGCGATCTGTTCATCGGTCAATCCATCACGTGCCCATGCTTCAATCAGTAGCAATCCCTCAGGCGTAAGCCAGTATTCATATTTTCCTTTTGCCATCAGTATCACCACCTCACTTGTGTTGTTTTTATGTATTAAAAAAGAGACACCGGGTGGGCGTCTCTGAAGAGTTTGAATCAAATATTAACATCTATTTGCCATCATTATTTTCTTGTTCCTCTACAATGGCAAATCTTGAGTCAATTTCTACCACCAGACCTTTTGAGTCTCTTTTAATAACTAAAATTTCTCCGTTATGGGCATCTAAATATTTTCGCTCGACCTCAAATCCAGAGGAAGGGTCGTTTTTAATACTTTGTCTTCCACTAGCTCCTAATTTTAAATCATCATGATTTATTCTTATCTTCATTGCATATCCCCCTTTTATTTTTTCCCATTATACACCAAAATTTCCCAAAAGAAAAGAGACACCACTAAGATGTCTCCTTTCAGATAATAAATAACTTTCTATCTGGACTTAAATATTATAAAAAAGAAAAAGAAAATGCTAAAAGCTAATGCTAAAAATGACGATAATAACAAATAAATAAAAAAGCCCATGAATAACTTATTCCAAATATTTAAGCAAATAATTATTGTACCAAACAAAGTTGATGCAAATAATATAAGACAAGTTAAAATCTGTGTATACATAACTGTATTATAATGACTCGAATTTCGAAACGCCATAATATAATTATTTCCGCCAATAGTTATCAAAATCGAAACCGCCGTGATCATAAAGCCAAGCAACGTACTCCAAACACCTAAAAGAGTTTCTGTAATTTTAATGCCCTCAAAACTCGTATAATCATACTTTATCCCGTCTAATCGATTGATAAATATTAGGGTGACAATTAATGGAACGCAGAGAGATATGAATGTGACTATAATTTTATCCATTAAGCTATTATTCATGTAATCCCTCCTAACTCTTATTGATCTATTTTCTTAAATTGAGAACTTTACCACAGTATCAAAAAAGGTCTTTATTTCATGATATGCTTCTTTTGAATCAATTGTTTTATTAACTGTTTTTGTAATGGAACTAGTTTTCACTAGCTTATCGTGCAATAAATCAATTGCATCATTTTGAATAGAGCCTTGACTGATTTTAAAAGACTTGATATCATCTCTACAATCTTTTATAAAACCGTCCAGCATATCTACGGGAATGGGACTTTCAAATCCAGCACTTTTACTACCCTTTCTTCGCTTTAAGGTTATTTCAAAGGTATCTACTTCTGGAATATTCAAAAATGGTAAAGTAAAAATTGATCTTGATTCCATTGTCCGCCGAAATCCTTCAGAATTATTTTTCACTGCTAATTGGAAAAGGCTAAATCCCTCACCTTTTCTCAATCGATCTAAAACCTTACTATTCAATCGATTTGCACAATAAACATAATCAATTTTACTAAATACTCTCGGTAAATATGCTTTTATAGAAGTGGCCCTAGCTCCTGAGAAATTAAACTCGGCTCCCATAATATTATATTCCGGGAATATGACACAATGTGTTATTTCTGCTAAAGAAAAATCTTGTGGAAGGTAATTTGTCAAAAAATCTAACAAACCGTTCTTTTCGACATAAGGCAATGCGTCAGAACGACAAAGAACAAGTCTAAAC